GCTCAAAAATATGAAATTAGGATTCCCGAAATTTTTCGGATTCGATATAAAATGCGCGGCGACAAACCAACTCCGACCGTATTAAGAAAATTACACGGCGCACAAAAAAGTTTGCTGCCGAAAAACGAACCGCAACCACCAAAAGTCCTGGAAGATTTCCCGCCGCCCGAAATTTTAGGAATCGAGGGTAAAAAGGAGTGGAGACAAAAAGTCGGGATGCTGAGATCTATGGGGATGCTGACTCAGGCTGATTTTTCTGTTTTGACTATGTGGTGTTTGTCGTGGGAAGATTATTGGACCGCTGCGTTAGAATTAAAAACGCACGGCGCGCTTTTGGAAGATGATCATGGCGTTTGGCGAAAATCGCCGTGGACGACACTAAAATCGAGAGCGCATCAAGAATTAAAAAGCCTCGCCTCGGAATTCGGCTTTTCGCCGGCTGCCCGGCCGCGGCTTGGCCGCGAGATCGAGGCCGCGCCGAAGGCGCCGCGGGCGATGGGCGCGACGGGGTCGAAGGATGACAAGCCGCAAACTCTCCAAGAATTCTTGGAAGAGGATGATTCCGAAGGAGCGGCCGTCCACTGATCCGGTCGAGGCTTACGCGTGGGATGTTTACCACGATAAGGTTGTAGCGTGCCGGTTGGTTAAACTGGCGTGCGAGAGGCACTGGCGAGATCGGGAAGCGAATAAGTTTGATTGGCGGCCAGCGAAAGCAAGAAAGGCGATTCGCTTTTTCCTATTTCTAAAGCACTCGAAAGGCGAGTGGGCCGGACAGCCATTAGAGCTTTCGCCCTGGCAGGCGTTTTGTGTTGGATCTGTTTTTGGGTGGCATCGGGAGAACGGGACGAGGCGGTTTAGGACTGCTTATCAGGAAGTGCCTCGCAAGAACGGCAAGAGCACTCAGCTCGCGGGTGTCGGGCTTTACGGCCTTATCGCCGACAAAGAGCCTGGCGCGGAGATTTACACGGCGGCGACGAAAAAGGACCAGGCGCGCATCATATTCGGAGAGGCGCATCGAATGGTCCGGACCTCGCCGGAATTGCGGGAAAGGGTTAGTGTTTTTAAACTCAACCTTTCGGTAGATGAAACGGCGAGCAAATTCGAGCCCCTCTCAGCGGATGAGCAAACTCTCGACGGGCTCAACCCTCATTTCGTACTTCTTGATGAGCTACATAAGCAACGTAATCGTGCTGTCCTTGATGTACTTGACACTGCTCTCGGCGCACGACGTCAACCCCTTCTTTGGATTATTACCACTGCTGGCGATGACGCTCCAGACAGCGTCTACGCTTGGGAAAACGATCACGCGACCAAAGTCCTCGAGCGGATAGTTGAGGACGATACTCATTTTGTTTTTGTCACAACGATAGACGATGGCGACCGATGGGATGATCCGAAGGCCTGGGCAAAGGCCAATCCCAACCTTGGTATATCGGTCTATTTGGATGACATTCGTCGCCAGGCGATCAAGGCGAAGGCGAACCCGCCGGCGCAGGAAGCTTTCAAGCGACTTAGGCTCAATGTCAGGACGGCTGCGGCCACTAGATTGATCCCAATGCCGCTATGGCGGAAGAATACGCTCGGCCGCTTTGATCCGGCCCAAATGCGAGGTCGGAGGTGCTGGTGCGGATTGGATCTATCGTCAAAAATTGACCTATCGGCATTCCTTAAACTATTTCCTCCAGAGGGTGAGGAAGAGCGATGGCGCGTTGTCGCCAAATTCTGGATGCCGGCTGACACAATAGAAGAGAAGTCGGACAGAGATAGGAAATCGCAATATCGACGCTGGGTTGATGAGGGATGGATAGAGGCCTCTCCGGGGAATATTATCGACCACCTTGAAATCCAGCGTGCGGTTATTGCCGACAACGACGAGCACGAGTTTCTTGGATTGGCATACGATCCGTGGAATGCGACGCAGTTAGCGATTGGACTGCAGTCTGAGGGGATTCAGGTTTACGAGTTTATCCAGGGAATTCGGACATACACGGCGCCGACCAAAGAGCTTATGGCGATGCTGCTGGGGTCCAAGCTTGATCATGGCGATAATCCTGTATTGACATGGATGGCGTCAAACTTGGCAGTAAAGCCCGACAAGAATGAGAACTTGATGCCGGAAAAAAAGTTGTCGATGAATCGTATCGATGGAATGTCGGCACTAATCATGGCAATTGGGCTGATGTTGACTGAAGAGGCGCCCCCTTATTCGGATGGGCGTGAATTGATTATTTTGAAATGACGAAATCTCTCACGGGAATGCTGAGGATAACAGCATATAACATACCAGAAGTCGATAACGCGCTACCGCCGCCACAGGAGAAGCCGACTATGGGATGCCCATTTCTCGATTCCCTCTCCATAGAAGAGGCGCGCGAAGTGCTTCGCGCGGGTATATTTGGCTGGCATCCCGGCGAGCATCAGTGGAGGGAGTTTATCGACAGGCTGTTAGCCGCTGTCGCCGATGCGCCACCAGCGCCTCCATCAATGGAGGGTCAGGCGCCGGCGTTTGGATCGGCGCATAGTCCTCTGCGTGGACCGGCGGGCGACCCCTGAGGTTAAGCGAGCCGTGACATTATGGGGATGTTGTCGCGGCTCTGGAATGCCGTCCGAAACAAAGACGTCACCGTAGGGTCAGAACTATTCAGCGTCCTTGACGGTTGGGGACGCTCAACCTCCGGCATCCCGGTCAATACTTTTTCCGCCATGCAGCATGTCGCTGTTATGGCCTGCGTGATGATCCTCGCGGAGGACATCGCCAAACTCCCGGTGGGTCTATTTCGGCGGTTGCCGAACGGCGGCAAGGAGCCGGTTCGAGACCACTATCTGTCGCGGCTATTGCTGGAGCCGAACGATTGGCAGACAAGGCTCGAGTTCATCGAGCAATTGATGGGGCACCTGCTGTTACGCAGCAATGCATATGCGGTGATCTTGCGTGATGAGCGAGGGAAACCAACTGAGCTTATCCCGGTCCATCCTGACCGGGTCACGCTATTCGAGGCTCCTGGCGGGGAATACTTCTTTGCGGTATCCCGCCAGGGGCTTCATGAAATGGCCAAGCTCCGCAGTCAGCCGATATTGATTTCACAGGAGGACATTTTCCATCTGCGTTGGATGTCGACGTATCACAGTCTGCTTGGCACGTCGCGAATTGGTATGATGCGTGAGTCGATTGGGCTGTCGATGGCGCAACTGCAGCATATGGGCCGCGTGATGAGCCAAGGGGCTCGCCCTAGCGGTGTGCTGTCAACCGATAAGAAGCTGACCAAGGAAGTTATTGAGCGCGTCGGTGAGGCATGGAAGAAGAATTATGGAGCTGGCGGCAGCGAAGCTGGCGGTACCGCGATCCTTGAGCAAGGGCTCACGTGGGAGCAGATGCAGCTGTCAATGGCGGATGCTCAGTTTATTGAAGTCTGGAAATTCATGCTGGAGGATATTGCGAGAGGATTTCGGATACCGCCTCATAAACTTGGGTTGCCGGTTCAAGGCGCGGCCACCGGTTTAGTTCAATACGAACAGGCTTATTTGAATGATTGCATCGCTACGTGGTGTGATCGTTTGGTGCCAAAGCTTGAAAGGCTCGGCAGGGAACCTGGAGAGCCGGGAGTAAATATTGACGGTATGGAGTATTTTGTCCAGTTTGACTACGAGCACATTCTCAAGGCAGACATTAAAACGCGAATTGAAGCGAAGCGAGCAATGGTTACTGCGATGATGGCCTCGCCGGATGAGGTGCGACTCGGAGAAGATTTACCGAGAGATTCAACTGGCTGGGGCGCAAAGCTTTATCGCCCGGCCAATCTGGTGCCGATCGATACGCCGGTGCCTGTGCCCGGGGTCGGCGGCGTCGGCAGCGATACCACCGGCAAGCCGGCGGCCGGTGGGTCGGGCGACGAAAGCGGGGCGCCGCCGTCAGGGGATTCGCCGGCGAGTAATGAGTGAGGAGCGGCGATGGCAACCAATTGGATGCCGACTAGCAAAGTCGCAGCCGGCGGGGCTGCTGGTCTTGTTGCGTCAGTGATTATCAGTGAGCTGCACAACCGTCTCGGAATTACGCTAGACGCAGACGAGGCCTCGCTTCTGACGCTGATCGTCACAATCGCCGCGGCCTACATCACGCCGCATATTCCGCCGCCGCCCGCCGCGGTTAGCGCAGGAGATCAAAAGTGAAAACCATATGGTTATTGGCTTGCGCGCTAGTTACACAAGCCGCGTTGGCGCATAGCGTGTGGGCCGCCTGCCCTAGCACTCTGGCGATTCCATTTGATCTCAGTGTAAGCGCATCCACAGGAACGATAACGGACAGCGCTGGCAATGTGTGGAACACCAGCATTCCGACCATTCCAGCGGGCGCAGGCGCCAACGTTACGGTGCCGGTGACACTGACTCCGGCGGCTGGGTGCCCCGGTGGCGGAACAACGGCGTTCGTGACCGGCGAGACGCTCGGAACTTTGCGAAATAATTGGCCTAGTTCAGTCGGCTTTGTCTTTCAGGTCGGAAGCGCATCAATCACGGTTACGGATCTGGGACGATGGGTAGTCTCGGGGAACGCCGGGCAGCATGCAGTCTCTATATACGACAGTACATGTAAGTCGCTCGGCAGTGTGACAATCAATGCGTCTGGGGCTCCTAGCGGAGCGTTTACTTACGCAAGCCTAGGTACTCCTGTTGTACTGTCTGCCGCTCAACATTATTACGTGATGAGCGCCGAGACTACTGGCGGGGATCAGTGGTACGATTCTAATACTGTTTTGACGTCGGCTCCAGCGGCCTCTGTGGTTGATGCTGCATATCTCCAAGGCACAATCTGTAATGTTGGGGGCCCGGCAGGCAGCGGGCCGGGCCACAGTTATGGCTTCCCGAGTTTTAAGTATCATTGAGGAGAATTCAATGGCCGATGACACCAAGACTGCCAAAGAGCAGCGCGCCGACGATCGGGCTGCCGCCAAGGAGGCTAAGGAGTTGGCGGCAGCGGACGCCGCCGCTGATCATTTTACCGAAATGGAACGCGACGCTGTAGCGGAAAAGGCTGACATCAGTGAGCACGCTGCCGGCGCACGCGCCGATATCAGCGATGCCGAAGCGGCCGCGCACGCCGAGGTTGATGCGAAGGTTGAGGAGGCAAGGCCGGAGGAGGATAAGGTCTCTCCGGAGCAGCGACACGAAGATCGTCTCGCCGAACTGAGGGACATTCGAGCTCGCGCGCTGCAGGCCAGCCGGCGGATGGATCAGTTTGCGATGGGGCAGGCCGTGCACGATACGGCTGATTTGCTGCATCGGTTTTTTGAAGAGCGCCAACCTCGCCTAGTTGATCCGCTGGAGAGCGAGCTTGTCGGGCATCATAGGGCGCCAGTTAGAAAATAATGACCGAGTTCGTTTCGCTTGAGCGGTTTCGCGAAGAAGCGCAACGGCTTCCGACGCATCTACGCGCGAGTGCGCCAGATCCAACGGGGCCGCTTGGCTTAATAGGGCCGCTTACTCGTGTCTCGGCGGCCGAACCGAAAGCGCTTCCTGATGGCCGCCGCGGTTTCCGGTTCTGCTTCAGCGACGGCTCAGTTGACCGGATGGGCGATATCATCGATCCGGCCGGTTGGGACACGCGGGATTTTCTAAAAAATCCAGTCGCTCTGTGGGCTCACGATAGCAGCTCGCCGCCAATCGGCCGTGCCTCGAATATCAAGGTCGAGGGCAATCGCCTTATGGGCGATATCGAGTTTGCCGAGAAGGACGTCTATGCGTTTGCAGAAACTATCTATCGACTCGTTGAGAACAAATTCATCAATGCTGTATCCGTCGGGTTCCTTCCGCTGGAGTGGAAGTGGGCTGAAGATGATGACGATCGACGCTGGGGGATGGATTTTCAGCGCCAAGAGTTGCTTGAGATCTCAGTGGTACCGGTACCCGCTAACGCGCACGCGCTCATTGAAGCGCGCGCCAATGGGATCGATGTGAAGCCACTGCAAGAGTGGGCCGAAAAGATACTGGATAGCGGCGACCGTGTATGGTTGACGAAATCTGAGTTCGCGCAGTTGCGCAAGCTGGCAAAGGTTGCTGATGTGGCCAGAAAACCTAAAAAGTCAACCGCACCGGCCTTTGCGCCGTTAAAGATATCGGACGCGGATATCAAGTTTATTAGAGCACTTCGCGCTCCCAACGATATGAGCGAAACCGATCCTTCGTCTGGCGGCAATCTTGTGGATTGTGGCAAGGGCGAAGACGAGCCGTGCGGGCTGGATGATCCGTCGAAGTGTATGATTCACGGCAATCACGATAAAGATGCTGACGGCGATAATGACGAGGACGATGAGATGGACGAGAAGGCTATTGTAGCTCTGGTGCGCCGTGAGGTTAGCCGCGGAATCAAGAGCGGAATTAAAGAGCTTATTACCGAGATGCGGGTCGCGGCGCCGGTACAGCGCGAGGCTGGCGATGACGAGCCGGAAAATGTTCATGTCGAACATATGAAGGCTGGTCACTTTCACGCAAAGGAATGCGTGAAGTGCATTCGTAAGGCTTTGGATGCATTCGAGGGTGACGGCGGTGGTGGGGAGGACCCGGAGGAGGCCAATCCGGAAGGCGAGACCAGTAAGGCCGATCGTATGGCTATTGCTAAAGAGTTGCAGGCCGCCATAAAGGCCGTGTGAGCTGATTTTATTTTATTGAGGAGTGTTTGATTATGGCCGCGGATAAATTGTTTCAGCTTAAAGCCCAATACGGCGAGGCCTGCGATGAGCTGATGGATTTGGTTGGAGATCCTATTGCATTCGGTCGTCAGAAAATTAAAGTTACTGATCTCGGTAAGCAAATAAAGCTTGGCGAGGAGGCGCAAGAGCTTGCCCGCGGAATGGCGAAGCCGGCCAATAGTAACGATGACGACAAATCGAAATTCAAAAACTTCGGCGAGATGCTACAGGCCGTCGCGAACCATTATAGTGGAGCGACGAGAACTGATCCCCGCCTTGTTAAGGCGCCGTTTGGGATGGGTGAAACTGATCCCAGCGCGGGCGGGTTTCCGATCAATACCGATTTCGCCAATACGATCCTGACGCGCGCCTATGATATGGGCGAAATTCTATCGCGCGTCTTCAAATTGCCGATCGGTGCGAACTTCAACGGCATCAAGATCCCTGGCATCGACGAACAGTCTCGAGCGACCGGGTCGCGTTTTGGCGGCGTTCGCACGCAGTGGGTGGCCGAGGGCGACGCAGTGCCGACATCGGCTCCGAAGTTCCGCCTGATCGAATTGGACCTTAAGAAGATGTTGAGCTCGTGGGTCATGACAGACGAGCTCCTGGCTGACACCACGGCCTTGACCGGCATCGCCAACCAAGCGTTCTCGGAAGAAATTCAGTTCGTAGTCGAGGATGCGGTTATTCGCG